GGGACAGTAACCGAAGGACCTTTTTGAGGCCAAGGGAGTGCAGAAGTGAAGTAGTCATGACGCTTGCCCCTTCGCATGAGTGTGTAGTCGGTGGCCAGATCGGGACCGTCGCCCTTGTTTTCGACAAGGGGGGTTTGCAGGTTTTCGTCGCGGAACCATTCGTTGTAGATGAGGTTGTAGGCCCGCAGCCACATGGCCGAATGCGTAACGGTATTCGGGTCGATCATTTGCCCCTTTGTGGGCAGTCCCATGTGATCGTAGATCGAGGAAACCGGGTATCCGCCTGACGGGCTTGTCATTTGGGGCACGGTGTAGTCGATGGTGTCGCCTGGTGCGTCTTGCTCGCCCATCATCTTGACCCAGTTAGTCCAGACTAGGCGATTCGGCACGAAGAAGAAGAAAGATTCCAGATACATGTTGTCCATGATCGGAAATAAAGGGGTAGCGAGACGGCAAAAGGCTGTCATAGAGAGCCGGAATGTGTCGCCAGGTAGGACCTCGTCGACATAGATCGGCACGATGTAGCCAGCATCGAACGTGGTCTTGTGCGATTTCTGGATGTTGAAGGAGGACCGGGGAATCTCGGCCCTTGGAGTCATCGCAAAGCGATGAACGTTTACGCTTTTGTTGCGGTGCATGATTAAGCTTTCCGGAGGTCAGAGGCGCGGGCAAGCCGCAGAAGGTCGGACTCAATGAGTCCGGTGGAGTCGGCGAAGTGACCGATCTGCCAGATTTCGTAATCTTCGGCATGTTTGGCAATCTCGGATTCGGGGTTGTTGCATTCGTCGCCAAAGGAGCGCACAGCCTGGCGCGGATGGTGGACGGCGAAGGGACGGCCATAGGTTTGCGTGGCCAGGTCGAGGACGCTGACGAGATAGTGCATAGTCATATTGGTCTCTTTGAAAGTGAAAGTTTCGACTTGAGGACGGTTTCGCGGACTGCGAGCCGTTCGGGTGTGTTGTTCCAGGCTTTAGGCCGGGCGCGGATCTCGCGGGCCATTTTGATTTCGTCAAGGGTGTAGCCCTTGCGTTTAGCCAGTTTGTCGTAGTAAGCGGGAACGGGTAGTTTTGCGCCGTCTGCTACTGCGTAATCGTGGGTATGGAAGTCAGCGTGGTATTTGTCGTACCAGGCCGCGCCGATGCCGGGCCGGGTAGACATTTGGCAGAACTCAGGTTCGAGCTGGTAGCTCTCCCCGGTCTGAGGGTCGGTCCAGCGGTAGTGGGTATCCGCCTGGTCGCCGGTTATCTTCTTGAGGTTGTAGCGTGCCACGTAGTTTGCACTTTGTGGGGTTACTGAGCCAAGAACAATCATGCCTTTGCCCCAGGCCTTAGTAAGGGCCTCGGAGGTGTAGGTCGGGTATTTGTCGTTACCGCCCCAGCGTTTGAGGTCTTTGAGGTCAAGACCGAACAGGATGGCATGGTAATGGGGCCGGCGCGTTTGATCACCGTATTCGCCGCACATGAAGAAGCGGAAAGGGCCACAGCGTTTACGGACGTTCTTCGCCCATTGCTGGAAGTGACCATAGTTCAAGCTGGGCGGGGTCGGCAAGCTTTCGTCGTTGTAGGTGATGGTGGCGAACCAGTTGTGCTGATGGAGTTTCGATTCGTGCCCAATACGGAGGGTCCAGTCGCGGGCCCGGTCGACGCGGCAGCCCATGCAGCGCCAGCAGTTGAGCTTGATGTCGCCCCGAATGTCCCCGCGTTCGGTGAAAGAAACCCCGCCAGAGGTCAGCAAGTAGGCCTTGACCGGGTGAAGGCAAGCCATGGGTCATAGCCGGATGCCGCCGCGCATGGGACCGGCCTTGACGTTGGCAGCTTTGGTGTGGGACACGTTGCGGCGGAACTGAGCCGCGCTCTTGGACTTGTTGACAGGTTTACGTCGCATGGGATGCTCCTTGGGTTGATGACTCGTGGGAGTCATTGGGTGTATTTGACATCAAGGAAAGCAAATACACAAGGGGGCCTAGAGAAGAAAACAGAGCAGAAGAGGGAACGAGGGTGCGGGAATCCGTCCGCCCTCCACTGGCCCCTGGCGGGGCCAGTTCCGGGAACGCTGCCGTCTGGGGGCTGCCGCCCCCCGCGACGTCAGCTCGGACTGTCCGCGTTTGCCCCCGCGTGGAAGCCTGGTTGAGGTTGTAGGTGCTCTCGCTGATGCAGAGAGCCCGGGTTGAGGTTTGACGGCCTGCACGGCCGAAACCAATACGCTTAGCAAGGGAGGGCTCCTTTGAGTGCTTCGCAGGAATGGAGCCTTAGTTGCTAGCGGGAGGTGGGGAGACTGGGGTAGGAGTAGGGAGAGAAGGTTGAGGAGGTGCGACGGGGGGAGCGTCGCGGAATAGGCCAAGGGCCTGAAGTTCGGCAGCGTTGCGGCTGTCCGAGGTGAATTCGAGGAATTTTTGAGAGTTGTTTTGGAAGCGTTCACGCACATGCGAAGGCATGGCGAGGAAGGACGCTTCGGCACGCTGGATAGCGTGGAGAGCAGATTGGAAATCTGAGACTTCGGTGAAATCACCGAAGGTGGGGAGATATACCGGCTGGGGAAGTTGGCCGGTGAGCCCGAAGTTTCGGGCAATGGTATTAATGTCGGTTTCCTCCTTGAATTGTTGTTGAGTCTTGGAAGGCTCAGTTGTGACCAGGCCGGTAGTTTTGGAGGCCTGGTCGGTGTCGTAGTTGTAGGGGTTTCTGGCGTGGATCATGATGGTTTCCTTAGCGGGATTTGGCAGCAGAACGAGCTGGCCATTTGAAGGGGTTTAATTTGTCGGCAACGCTGGAAGCAGAATTAGCGACCTGAGTCCAGTAATGCATATCCGGTTCGGTTTTGCCGACTTTGGACTGATACCAGTCCTCATAGACTTTGGCTTTCGAGTAGCCTTTTTCGTCGATGTTTGCCAGGGCTTTTTCTCGCCTGGCGTGATCTGCGGCGAAATCAGCAGCGGAGTGTCCAGAACGGACGTTCGCCTCGAGGGTGCGCTCTTTGAGGATAGCTTCGACAAGCTCCTTGCGTTGTTGAGCAGTGAGAAGGCCAGGGCGCATTAGCTCGGAGTCCCGGCGCGCTTTTGACTCGCCGGTTTGAGCTTCGATGAGTGCATTGCTGGTGTCTTTGTTGGCGGTATCAGCGTTCGTGTTTTCGACCTGAGCATTGAGCTGCTGAATTTGTGCGGTTTGCATCTTGGCTTGTTGAGCCGTGGCGATGCTTGCGCCAATCTCGTTACCCATGGTTGCTTGGGCGCCGCCGCCCGATGCTGCACCGCCTTGTGAGTAGGCAAGCATCGGGTTGAGGCCAGCGGCTTTCATGTCGGCAACGCCGCGCTGATAGCTCGAGCCGGTTTGTTCCGCCTGGAAGTCCATTTGCCGTTGAGCTTGCTGGGCATTGGCTGCGTTCGTTTGCTTCTGCCCTAGGTAGCCCATGAAACCAGGGGCTACAGAGGAAAGGAGGCCCATGTAATCGGGCCCCTTCGTTGCAGGAGGCCCCATACGCTGGCCGGACACGTTGACAGGGGGCTGGTAGTTGTTTTGGCTCCATTCGTCCATGTTCGCCGCCCCGGGATCGGGGCGGAAGGCATTGGATTGAGCGCTCGAGCCACCGCCCATCAGGGAGGAAATCCCCCCCATGATGGGTGCGGCCAGGGCGTTAACGCCGGGGATGAATGGGAGAGCCGCCGCAGCATACGGAAGGGCCTTTTTAGCGACCCTCCCGACTTTCTTGATGAATTTGCGGAGGCCCATCTTTTAGCTCCAGGGGAAGAACACCGGTGGGCAGTTTCCAGCCCAGCAGGTCAGGAAGTTGTAGAACGGGATCACGTAGGCCGCGATGATGAAGTGGATAGGTTCCATATTTAGAAGTGGTCGATCAGACCAGGTACGGAGTAGAGGGGCAGCGGCCGAGCCGCGTGGATATTGAAGAACGTGTCGCAGATCAGCTGTTGACCGGTGGAACTCGGCACAGCAAGCACACGGTCGACGGGCGGGGTCTCCTGAATGAATTGGTTGTTGAGCAAAGGCCGGTTGTCGAAGCGTTGGGCCAGGTGCCAGGCATCAAGTGTTCCTGCGGAAGTAGAACGGAAAAGGCCGGAGATGTTGGAGGGGTTGTAACGGTATTCGGCCCAGCGTTCCTGGTAGCCGAAAACGTCCTCGTCTGCGCCTGTTCCATCGCAATAAAGCTCCTTGGAGAGAATGGCCTGTTCGCCCAGCATGGCGAAAGCCGGGAAGTAGTAGTCGTAGCGGGTCTTGCGCGACCACATCTTGCGCAGCCCTTGTTGATAGTTCAGGTCGGCCCGGAGCGATACCAAGCCAATAACCATCCCATGCTCCACGAAAGAAGCAGAAAAGCCGTGCCCAGAAGCAAGGCCGGTGCCCATCGCACCCAGAGTTCCGAGGGGGGTTCCTGTCCCGGACTCAGGGGTTGCGGAGTTTTGGGCAATGGGATTGACCTGTATGGGCGTGGAGCCGCCGCCGAGGTATTCGGGTCGCTGCAGCCTGGCGTCGGGTGATTGAACGCCGAAGTGGGATCGGAGGATTTCGACGTACCGAGTACCGCCGCGTGCATCGCGCTCGAGCAGCTTTTGTACTTGGAAGGACTGGCGCAGCTGGTTGATAGTGCTGGCGGTTGCTTCGCTGAGGTCGGCAAAGAGTCGGCCATTCGGATCGAGGACGGAGGTAGAGCCGCCGACGGTGAGACCGCCACCCGTTGCGCCGGTAACAGCGCCTTCGGTGGGTGCGCCGCCCTGCGCGGCGCGGAAAACCATTCCACGGTCTGTGGGATCGTCGGCGACCAGCAGGATTGGGGCCGATTTTCCAAGCGGGACAGTAACCGAAGGACCTTTTTGAGGCCAAGGGAGTGCAGAAGTGAAGTAGTCATGACGCTTGCCCCTTCGCATGAGTGTGTAGTCGGTGGCCAGATCGGGACCGTCGCCCTTGTTTT